GACATAGGGTTGACATTAAATTTATATAAAATAACATCTATTGATAATGAAGATATGCAAATACCAAATAAATTTCTAATTAAAGATGTAGAACCAGAACCAGAACCAATAATGGCAGCAAAAGAATCAAAGTTATCTAAGCTTACTGAAAAATTGCTACAAAAACAACAAGAGGAAGAGGATATAGATAGAATGCGTGGAAAACGCAAAGTTATTGACACAGATGAAAATCCACGATTTAGGACACTAGAAGGACTAGAAAACTTGCTTGATGATATTAAAATATTACAAAAACAACTTGATATGAAATTTAAAAAACATCGTGATACAATATCTGGTGATTATTATGGTAGGAAAACGAATGAATATTCTATAAATGCTGAAACAATACGGGAACAGATTAAGAATTATAGACCTTTAACAGAACATGAAAAATCATTTATTGAAACAGAACTAAAAAAAGGTATAGAGTCAATATTGCAACAAAGAAAAGAGTATATAATTAAAAGCTATAAAAAAGATAAAAAAAAAGGAATACCACAAGACAGCGAATATAAAGATATTGTTGACGATGCGAGCAAGCAAATATACCCAATACCTGAAGAACTTTTTAATTTATATTTAGAATTAAATCCATATACAACAGAGGCAGACTATAAAAATCGTAAAAAAGAATTTCAAAAATATGTTAAAAAGTTTGAAACACCAAAAACAGAACCAAAGGCAAAGAAAGCACCAAAGACAAAGGCAAAGAAAGAACCAGAACCCGAACCAGAACCAGAACCAGCACCAAAACCAATGGAGCGCGAACCAATCAAGGCATCAGCAGCACTAAAAGAGAAAGTGCGTTTACATCGTGAGGCTAAAGCAGCTAAGGCAGCTAAAGAAGCACATGATATATTAATGGCAGCAATACAAGAGCAAGAACCAGCACAAGAACCAGCACAAGAACCAAAGCAAGAAAAGAAAAAGATAACAGCAAAGAAACCATCTAAGACAATGAATATCCGTATGCATTTGCAAACGCTTTCATTAACAAAATTAAAGGATATTGCTCGGAAAAGTAATCTACATACTCATATCAAGCTTACTAGCCCTAAAGAGAAACTAATAGAAGCAATAGCACAACTCTACGAACACGAGAATGGAAAATATAAGTCTAGACCATTTGAATTAAAGCTATAAACTAATTGATTAATATTTTTTATTATTTTTTATCTATGTTATAATTAAAACACGTATTCTAGAATGCCACGAGAACCAACACCATATAATCTATTTGTCAAAGAGCATTTTTCAACTCTAAAAGGCACACCACAAGAGCGTATGAAACAACTTGGGGAAATGTGGCGATTGCATAAAATGGGAAAGTCAATTAAGAAAAAACCGATTGAAAAACAAGGTACAATTACCAAGAAGATTGATGAACGGAAAGCCTTAAAAGCTAGCTTTAAAGAATTAGCACCTAAAGCAGCAACACGCAAGCAACGCCCCGCGGGATATATTCCGCCATCAATCCTAAAGGGTATGAGCCCTGAACTAATTGCAAAACTAACAAAATTCTACAATCCACCTGGAAAAACGCTTGAAGATGAGCTAGCGGAAATTTTTGAAAGACATTCATAACTCAATGATTCTTGTAAAAATTACCTATATCATCAAGCGCTAATAAAGTCAATAGAGTGGCTACATTATCACCACGTAGATATGGTGCTTGATTATGAAAATATAATTCACTCATATTGCCAAAGGTCATAAACTGGCTAAAGATACAAGCCAAACCAGAATGCCGCCCGCAATCTGCTACATTGCCACTCTTTGATTGGTAATCTACATTATTTATAATAACTTTTTTATTTTTTCTTTTAGCATAATCCTCCAATAAAGGGGTTATATAATCAGGCAGCTTCTCATCGTATGGGCTTAATTGTTGTATCTTGATATCCGGAAATCCATAAGGGTCAAATTGGAATGAATTACCTTCAAAATTCACGCCAATAGCGTTATAATGCCCGTCAGTCTTACTACTTACTTGATATAGTATAATTGCATATGGTTTTCCATAAACTGCTAGAACATCTTCCAATCTCTTATACTTTGCTAAATCACTATATAGTATAGGTGATACTCCAGTGAGTCGTTTTATTTCTTGGCCGGATAATGGTTTTTTAATATATTCAGCGACTATGTTTTGTAAAGACATATTTATAGTTATCTAGAATGATTATTATTATTTATTGATATATAAAATTGTAAAAAACAAATGATATTTATAATGTTGCGCGCGGGATTGTGAATCCTGCTAGAAATATGATTGATAGGTAGATGCGCCTCGGCGTGATGGCATCATCAATGCACCACCTTTAGCCTTTCTAGATGCCTTATAATAGTCAATACCTTTCTTTGCTACTTCAACACCTTTTTTACCATATTCAATACCCTTTTTAATTGCATCTGGGTTTTCTTTAACAAAATTATATGCCTTTTTACCTAAATCTACTACGGTATCAAGAAATCCAGAACCCTTAATAGGATGCTTGCGGGGTCGTCCTCTTCCACGTTTCTTAAATAAGCCTTCACCAGCTAAACCAGGATTGCCCCCCGGATTAAATAGTGGCACTCGTCCTCGTTTTTGATACATTATATACTCTGCCAATTCTGCTTTATCAATTTGTTGTGGTAATTCTGTTAGGTCTATGCCTTGTCTATCTGCATATTCTCTTAGTCCATCAGGTGTAGAATTATATAATGCATTTAAATATTGCTCATCAGGTAATGAATCTAGATATGGCGGATTTTGAATAATTGCATCTTGATTTTCTTCTGCTGATAATAAATTATCTATTTCTGTCTCTGGTTCTGCTGCTTGTCGTGGTGGTGGTCTCGGCGGTGCTTGTCTTCGTCCCGCTCGTCTTCCAATTGGTTGCTCGTCTTCTGTATCAAGTGGTACCGGTGATACCTCACGTCTTCCACGTCGTCGTCGTTGTACTGGTGCTGGTTCTGGTTCTTCTTCTTCTGTTTCTGCTTGTTGTGCCTGTTGTCGGCGTCGGCGTCTTGCTACTCTTTCGCCAATAGGTTCGAAATCTTCTTCCTCTAATGGTACTTGTTCTACTTCTCGTACTCCTTGAAATTGTCTGCGTGGTGCTGGTTCTACGTCTTGTTGTAATGCATTCTGCAATTTTTTTATTATTCTAAGTTTTGATGCATTATTATCTATTCCTGAAAATTTAACTGCAAAATCTGTTATTTTTTCTTCATCATCGGGGAATGCTTTTCTAAGTAAAGATGTATAGGTACGTTGTAATGGTTCCATATAGTCTCGTCGTTCTTGTTCTTGTTGTTCTTTTTCAAGTTGTACTGTTGAAGGTAAATCTTTACGTTTTAGTGCTGCTGGATTTAATGATTTTATTAATTGATAAAATTCAGGTGGCAACACAACTTCTTTACCTTTTTGCTTTTCAGCTTCTTTCTTTTTCTTCTTCAAAATATCACTAATATCTTTACCGCGTTTTTGTAGCATTAGATTTGCTTCTTGCAATTTGCCCTTAGTTGTGCCGGTGCTATACTTCTTTTTCAAATAATTCAATGACATTGGGTCGCGTTCTTCTACGTTCCTAACTGTCTTTGCCTTACTCTTTGATTTTTTAGGAACTTCAACGTCTATTTTCTTTCCACCTCTTAGCTTTTTGGTTTTTGTAAAATATACATCCATTCTAGAATCTATTTTATTATTAATTACATAGAAATAAAAAACAAATAAAAAATAATTATAATCCTATATCCGGTCTGTCAAATAATCCATAACCATAGCGCACTACATCAGCAACGCCGGCTAGGTCAGTGATTCCTTTCATTATCTTTTGGCTTACACTTGGTAATTGCTTTTTTAAGGTTGCCATATCTTGGTAAATGAATTTTTTTGCATCTGGATTACTATTTATTAATCCGTTAGACTCTAGCAACCTTAATATATATTCTTGGCAATTGGTAGTTAATGCATCGTATTTAAAATATACTTCGGGGCTGGTGCTTGCTTGTGCCTGACTGAGAAAAGTATTTAATGATAAGTTAAATGGTATATCTTTTAACACATATGATTCAGCATTAACAATATCATTAGGGCTAAAAGGCTTAATACTAATAACCGCATTTTTTTCTATAATAATACTAAAGATACTGCCAGATTTATTCAAATCTATTTTAAGGAATAAATGGTATACCTCATCATAACTCTTGTCTAATAATTGTTTAAATTTACCTAGACTAACTATATTTGCTAATGTCTTTACGTATTTTTCTACTGGTGCCCTATATACTGTTAATCCTGTAATTATTGAATCACCATTTGACTGTAAAAATTGCCTTATCGATGGTGAGTAATCAAGACGAACACCACTAAATGCCCGCAACCGTGATTTAATTGCAGATACTCCCTTTTTCAGAAAGTCTCCTATTCCGGCGCCCTGTATGTCTTCAACATTAGCATATAATGCTTTCATTTGCTCCATTGCCTGCCGTTTGGTCTTAAATGGTTTGGTTGAATACTTCTTATTAGTGGTGCTATTCACAACATAATAGCCACGTGGTTTTTCGCTTTTAATAATCTTATATGGCATTGTTTATTTATAAATAACAAATAAAATAATTATACACTAGTTTGATTTGAGTGTTTTAATTCCGGCGTGTTATGCGGTGTATTGTGTGGTGTCGCTGGTTGAGATATTACTATTTGTGGTTGATTTGCTATTTCGCTTGGTGAATATGTATCTAATTTAAATCCGCAACACTCGCTATGCTTTACATGAGTATAGATTGCTATAAGTATGCCAGAAATGCCAGTTGCTAGGGCTGCTATTGCCAGAGAGTCAATCATTATTAATATTTATTGCTATAATTAATAAGTTATTATTTTATTATCTTTCTAGGCGGCCGGCAAATAAGACATTTTCGTATATCTAGCTTATTTAGATATGTAAAAATAGCTTAATATATGCCGTTTTCGTATATATACGCCATTTTATATAGGGTTCTTTCATTATATAAATTTATATAATAAGCAAAACCCACCCCAGATATTCGAAAATAACATATATAACGTCATTTTCTAGATATTTTATGATTACTTAGAGATTTGAAAATGTCTTATTTGCTTAATTGATTAATTTAAATATTGATTTCCCCATATATTTAACGGCGTGCTTAAAAATAAACTTATGCGGGATGGTCTCGGCATTATTCAATCCCTTATTTGGATTCAGCAACGCCCATTTAATCGCCCCATACATAAAGCCACCCACCTGCATAGTGGTTGCCCCACTTTTAAATCCTAGTTTATCTGCATCTTTCTTACCGCATATAGTAGCCCCAATGTATTTATCACCATTTTTAAAATGTAATAATGCCCCTATACTATCCCATCCAGATATAATGTCTTTATTTCTTACAACGTGTTCTTCTTCTAGAATCTTATAATTATTTTCTCTAAAATAATTCAATCCTTTTACACCTTCATCGCAAGGACGGTATATATACATAATCGATGGTGAATTGCCTTTGTATTGGAAAAACTCGCTCATTGTTATAATTTCTGCGTGTGGTATTAAATAACCTGTATATTTGAATGGTTTTCCCTTATCATCAATTGCAATAGATTGCCTAGTCATATTCATTCCACGTTCAGCAATAAAACGAATATGTGTATCTTTTTTACCTTCTGTTGGTTTAATTAATTTATAACCTGCTTGTTCCATATTTTCAATATCATCATTGTTTAATGATAACATCACAAGGTCGCTAGCTTCTTCCTGAAAGCCTATAGCACTCCACGTTGAAACGAATTTATTAGGCGTAGAATGTATTTTTAGTTTTTGTGTATCATATTCTACCACTTGTATTTCTGTTAATCCTAATTCATAGCCTAATTTGGCATAATTACCTTTTATAAGTCTTTTGCCTTTTAATTTGGCGTATTCTTTCAATGCTTTCTTTGCATATTCATTTATAAATCCTGGATTCATTCCACCAGACACAATACGGGTTTTCTTACTATTTTTTAATAAGTCTTCAGCAACTAAATTTTGATGGTAAAGGTTATTTTGTTTAAATTGTTCATATTTAGTTATCTTATCTACTGGCAATTTTACAAAGTCTTGGTATTGTTCAAGAGATGTATCTATATAAAACGCTTTACATTGTTTCGCATATTCTAGAAGCATTATTGAATCGACGTTCACGGATACATTAATTATGTATGATTTATTATCCAGATTAGATAATAATTTTTTATAATTGCTTCTAGAAAGATGCTTCTTTATATGGCTATAGTTCCTATTTTCCATTACATAGTCTATATCTTCTATATCTTTTGGTTCAATAATAGTTATAAAGCAATTATAAAATGCTTTTTCTTTTTTGAATATCTCTAGAAGGCAATAACCTACTGCACCACATCCAATAAAATATATTTTATCAATCATCTTATTAATAATAGGCAAGAAAAAATATAAAAAATGTTATTCATCTATATTGCGTTGGTCATCAAATAGGTCTATTTTTGTATATTCTTTTTGAACGTTGGCACTGTGTAAAAGACGGCGGGCAAATGCCTCTTTCTCGTTTTCGCTCTTTAATCCATTACGCATAAACTCAGTAATATGTATTTTGCGGATTAAATCTATATTTATTGGCTTGCCTAATACCTTCTTCATACATTGCTCGACGAGGTTTGAAAAATTAGTAGATTTGAATTCACTTCCATTAGACATAACAAATAGCAGTTCCCCTGCTTGCTTTTTCCATTCACTTAGATATAGTTCTAATAATTTTTTTAAAGTATCATCTAGAATACTAAATTTTTGCATCCCGTATTTCTCGCTCGTTTTATAGTTTAACATTATGAATTGTAAAGGCTTCATATCCTTTGATACTATTAAATAGTTAAACTTTGGATTCAAGTCTTTTAGTTTCTTTGTGGTTGTGGCTATCTTCATATTATAGTAGTTGTTTCTAGCAATCAACTCATTCTTAAAATAAAGACAAACAATCAACTTACATATTAATTTATTATCATCAATCGTACCCTTACTATCTTTAATAGAATACATTTCTATTGATTTATTAATATCTTTCAATGGCAATGCATTATCTTTTTCTTTTTGGCTTGCTTTGTTATCTTTTCTTATGGTATCTTCTGCTGATTTAAGATTTGACATATCCGTATTATACAGTTTTATTATACTTTCATCCACTTTCAGATGGTGTAATAGTTTAACTACTGGGCTTATATAATCCTTTTGACTTTTCAATTGTGTTGCTCGTAGTTTCTCTAGAACGTTTTCAGGTTTTAACATCCAGTTATTAGTACCATCATAATTGCCACCATTGACTATCTGGGATAACTTATTTATTTTTGTTGTATAGTTATTCACGGTAAGTGGTCTAAGTGGTTGACCTGTTCGGGTCTTCATCCCTTGAAATATTTTAGTTAATTGTTCCATTACTACTAGATATAGATATTTTAAAATTACATTTAATAACGATAGATATAAAAAAATAAAATAAATATATACACTAGAATACAATAATTTAAAATGTCGTATTTATTACCAGAACATCGAATAATGACTAGTATGTATCATGGCAAAATATATTTAGATAAATCAACCAATTTTCAGTTAGATTTTTATAACAAATTTATAGTACTAGTACGATTTTATAATTCTTTTAATTTTGTAAAAATACCTAGTGATTTTGATATTTCAAGTATTCAAATACAATCTATAGAATATTTTGAATCTTATATAATGGATACATTTAATGATTTACATACGACAATGTGTGAGTATGCAGAAAATACAAATTCATTAGAAATAGTAAAAAATGCTATTGAAAATGCATATTATTCAATTAATACTTTAATGCAGGGAAAAGAACACGAATGTATATCTCTAATACTTATTCACGAATTTATGTATAATAATTTGTGTTATCTAGGAAGAACAAAACAAATGCAATTTCAAATTGATTGTAATTATATAAATAAAAATATTTACATTAAAAATTTACTTAATAATGATAGTATTTTATGTATTGAGTCTAGGATTAATTAAAGGATTTCTACATAATTTACCGTTCTCATCTAAATAATAGGGTGTTTTGTATGCTTTTATTTTTGGTTGTTCTTCTGTAGGTGTTTTAAAGTATTGTGATGCTGATAGGATTAATGAACCTATTGACATTATTAGCGTTGTATAAATAAAAATATCTTTATCCATATTTATAATTATAATAGATAATTATTTATGATAATGTTGCGCGCGGGATTGTCCCCACTAGGTTTTGACGCTAATATCTTTTGTGCTTGATTCATTATTTTTAAAAAGTATATCTAGAAGGTATATAACTAAATACATATTTAAATTATAGTAAGAAAATATTCATCAACCACGTTCCCAGAATCTAGTCTCCATAGTATCAGGGCTAAAGAAATCAGTAATTAGACTCTTGACAACGGCAACGTCAATTTCTTTACAACTAAATAAATCAAAATACATTTCTCCATTATCACAGAAATGACAGCAGCAATTGCTAGTCGTTATCAGTTGTGAATACGTCCAGCCCTTTAGATGATCTTTTCCAAAGTATTCTAGTTGGCATTCTCCGTGCTTTTCCATCTTTACGGCTTTAATTAATACTTCTCCAAATATCTTTATAAAGTGTGGATCTGCTACGTTTTCATTGCATGCTTTGGCATCAATTGAGAGATGGTATCCAAAAGGCATATTTGTATAGTTGTTTGTTATTACTCTAAAAAAAGATATTAATTTGTTCCAAAATTGTTAAATGCTAGATGTTTGAAACTCTTCAAATGTATTAGTATATCTTTTTTTGCTATTTCTTGATAGCATATAGAACATTTATAGAGATTATCACTAATTTCTTGAAATTTAGATAAATTTTCATTTATTGAATCATTAACACAATCTATACAGCAACACCAATCCCGCTTTGTGTATTGTTGCTCGTAATAATTGACTTGATTATTATTCATTATACAATTAAATTATTATTATATAATAAAGAGATTAAAATGGCAGAAAAAGCAAAACAATTAGAAGAATATATTGATAGTGTTATTATACGTCTTAATGATATCAAAAAAAATTTAGATAAAGAAATAAAAGGTGAATATTTTGGTTTGGCTTGTATTGCTTGGCAGATGGAAGTATATACCATTCGGGATTATCGAAGCCGAAAGAAAAAGGGGGATAGTGATAGTGAAAATGAATTATCCTAAAGGAAGGGGCACGGGGAAACCTTTGTTTCTTCGATTTTAGGCAGTATTTTGCAATTGCAATACCTCAATACTAACATAATCACTTACATCAGTTGAAATAGTGCCAGCAGATACAGTAGCCTGTATTTTGAATGATAATACATATAAATCAGGGTCTACAATCCAATTAAAGTTAATCGGAAAAGCATGATGACCATTTCTACTAAACGATTGAACGAAAGTTTGTAGAGTATATTCATTTACTCCATCTATTTGAATTAGTTCAAATGTAATATTCGGGCTTGCATTTGTAATACTAAAATTGAATATGCATTTGAATAGCGTTCTTAACTGTGGTATTATGTTATCTTGATTTAATCTTTCAAATAAATTTATTGTTATTAGATTCTTTTTTTCTGTTTGAATGTTATTATAAAAATTTACATTTCTATAAGCCGAAAAGCCTCCAGCGGGCGCCCACGTCAACCCCTGCAAACCATTGCTTTGTAATACATTACCTACCCCACCATTGTCTCCTCCATAACTATCACCACTATATGAAGGATTATTTGCGTTGATATTTAACCGTCCATAATCATCTATAAAATGTGCTTTAGCACCATTATTATACGTTAAGAAAATATTACTAACTTGTGCAGGGTCGCCTTGTCCTCCTGAATTAGGTGTGAATATTAAATTACTACTTTGTGATGTAAGGGAAGCACCATTTGGCATACTTGCAAATTGCCCGTATGCTATAGTGCTTCCACTGGAATTTATACCAAAATCAGCATAATAAGAACTATCAGTTCCTAAATCATTTTGAACTAGAATATGCGCGCTGGCACCATCATTTGCATTTTTATTTTGAACTATTATTCCGCTATAATAGTTAGTATCATTAAAAGCACATTCAATGCCGATAGGATAAGCACTAGTATAACTTAAATTTTCGCCTACTGTAATTACTCCTGTATTTGCTTTGTGTGTAAAATCGCTGGCACCTGTGGCACCTGTTCCATTACTAAATAAAACATATTTATCTGTAATATTAAATTCAAATGAACCAGTAGCACCAGTTGCTCCTGTATCGCCAGTAGCACCGGTCATTCCTGTATCGCCAGTAGCACCGGTCATACCTGTATCACCAGTCATACCAATATCACCAGTAGCACCAGTCATACCAATATCACCAGTAGCACCAGTAGCACCAGTCATACCAATATCACCTGTTGCCCCGGTCATACCTGTTTCACCTGTTGCCCCGGTCATACCAATATCACCAGTAGCCCCGGTCATACCATCAGCACCAGTAGCCCCAGTCATACCAGTAGCACCAGTAGCCCCGGTCATACCAGTAGCACCTGTAGCACCATCAGCACCAGTAGCACCAAACGACCCAGTAGCGCCAGTAGCACCAGTAGCACCAGTTGAACCACCTCCAACAATAGATACTTGCCCCAAATATAGTCCATCTGTTCTATCACTAATTCCATATAATCCATTAAATGACATTTTAATATATTACATTTTAGTAAGATAAAAAAACAAAAAATGAATCAAGATTTAGAACAACATCGATTTCTATAATAATATTGTTTTTGATATTCCTTGGCTTTTTCCTTATTTTTTTGATAATATTCTCTACTCCATTCTTTAATTGTTCTAGTTGGTAAGCATTTATTGATACATTTATCTTTGTTTAATTCTATATGAAATCGTTCTCTAGTTTGTAATTCCACTATTGAATTAAAATCGCATTCTTCAATTAATGTTATATTTGCATTTCCTAATTTGATTATTTCAAAAGATGATATATTATGAAATCTACCATCTATAAATCTTTTATAGTCATATTTGTGTTGTGTTAATCTATATTCTATTTTTTTTGTAGTACTACCGATATATATTTTATCAGTTAATGTACTTTCAATTTTATAAATAAAACCCTTTAAGATAGACATAGCTAACATATATATATATATAAATTTTATAGAAAAATCCGCGATTAACACCAACAAACACTCGCCGATATTGTAGTTGCCTCTGAACTCGCCAATTTAAGATATTTAAATGGTAATACAAGTGCAAATCCAAAATCGCTATCTTCTAGAATAGTATAAGTGTATTGAGTATAAAAAAAATTATTATCCCCAGAACTTAATAGAATAGTTAATGTTGTAGCATTACTCGAATGACCGTAAATACTTACTGATTGATTATTAAGAACTTTCGCATTAGCATAATTTGATGAAACATCACCAGCACCAATTACTGCATTATCCCAAATTGACGTTGAAAATTTAGTTAATTGTGTATTGACGTTCCATTCACCATATTGTGATACGGGAATGAATGAATTAGTGATATTGACATCTGCACCAGTCCCTCCAGGTTTATATGATACATTAGATTTATATATACTTTGAACCGTTAAATTATCTATATTTGTTGTTGCTGTTAATGTTAATTTGAAATATTTACATTGTGGGGTTAGTTTGTAATTAAAAAATGGTTCTGCACCATAGGTGAATGTTTCAGTAGATGATGATATTGTTGTTATTTTATCAACTGAAAAATCAAATTGAATAGAGTAATTTCCCTCTGCATTAACAGATACATCAATCTCGCAAAAATCAACTATATTATCATATTCACCTATTAATACAAAGCCATCACTCACATTTTGCAGTGGTAGAGCATTTACCAAGGAAACAGACATTTCAGATTATTATATTATTATTATATAATAAGATATAATTTTATATAATTTTTTGGCACGGCTTTTTTCTAAAAAGCTGTAATGGATAAAGTAATTAAATCAGTATATGCAAATGACCTATCAGGCAATGATGTATCATATATTACACGTGGAAAAGCAAAAATAGTTTTATATAAGGATTTATTAAATGCAACTAATATTTTAGATGTTATTGGAAAAACTAACCAATGTATATTATTATTTCCTACTGAAATGGATGATAATAATGGGCATTGGGTCGCTATATTATATCATCCTAAAATTAATACAATAGAACATAGTGATTCATATGGGCTAGATGCAACACAGGAAATAGGCTATTCAACTAATCCATATGTTAAGGAAAAATTACTTAATAAACTATATTTGCAAGCACAGAAAGATGGTTATAAAATCGTTTATAATACATTTAGATTTCAAAAATTAAAAACAGGCTACAATCAATGCGGGAGATTTGCTAGTATTCGTTGCAGATTTCATTATTTATATATGGATGAATACGCAAAATTATTAATGGGGCAAAAAGAGAGTCCTGATTGGCTTATTACTTGCCTAACATTTATTTCTTTGAAGGAAGATGAAAAAGAAGAGCAGGATATAATAAAACAATTTTCTAAGTAATATATAAATGAATAAAATTTATTTATATGTTAGTGATAAACCTACTAAGAAATTCTATATCCAATATATTAATCCAAAAACTAATAGAGAAAAAAGAACCTATTTCGGTCAGGCTGGCGCAAATGATTACACAATTACAAAAGACGATGAAGCCAAAGCCCGATACCTTAAAAGACATCGAGGAATGGGAGAAGATTATACTAATATATATACGCCTGGGGCATTAAGTAAATTCTTACTCTGGAACCAGAAAACACTCAATAAAAGTATTAAGGATACTAATGAACGATTTGGTATTAAGATAATAAAAAAATTCTAACAATATAGTAAAATGGCAAACGCTAAACCAAGTGCTTATCGCTCAATGCAATTAGCAAAATTAGGATTATCAAAACCAACAAATAAAGATAATAAAGGTGCATTGCTTAGATGGAGTCGAGAAAACTGGTTGAATTTGAATGCTTTGAAAGATATGGGTATATATATACCTTGTGGTAAAAAATATCCTGGGCAAACAGAGCCTACAGTTTGTAGACCTAAAAAGAAAGTAAGCAATAAAACACCATTACCGCTAGCAGATGATTTAACAAAAAGACAAATAGAAAAAGCAATAGAGATAAAGAAAAAGGGTAAACGTATAAATTGGAAGGATTTATAATCGAGGGCTTCAGCCCCTCGCGAGGGCTCAGCTCGCTGAACCGAGCTTTTGCGTGCACCCTTGATTTTAAACTACACGAATTTCTTGTTCGCCCATAACTGCACTTGGAAAACTTCGTTTAATTACAGCCCATCGACTTCGTTGTCCTAATTCCCTTAGGTAATTTACCTCGTCGCGACCGAACGAATAATATCGCTTAACAAGATTTGTTATTGCTGAAAAATTACTTCTTGGGAAAACACATACTTCATCTGCCTCATTAAGTAATACTTTACTCTCAGCACCCATAAGAATCCCGTGGGCTATACATACTGTGGCTATATTTTCGTGTCTTCCTACTTGTAGGCATTCATCACGAAATCTAAACACGGCTTCTTTCAATGCTTTATTTGTAATACTTTCAATATCATCAAAACATACCATACTATTTTTAAATTCTTTAATACTCATAGGGTCTGTTATAACAGATTCATCTAATTTGACATATATAGGCTTTGCCTTTTCAAATGCTTCATCCTCTGTAAGTGCAGAAACAACAAATATATCATTCTTTTTATATTTTTTCTTATACTCCATCATTAACCGACCTAAGAACGTAGATTTACCAACGCCACTTGGACCAAATATAGCGAAGCGGAAAGACTCAGCAATCGGTATAGGTTGCACGGTTCCCTGCTCTTTTGGTATCTGAATATATTTTCGTAATAAATCCTCTAATAATAATTGTGATTGTTTATATGCTTCATGCATATTAGCATTCCTTGGCATTATATCCGGCTTTGATTCTCTTATTGCCTTCTTCAGCAATATCATATTAACAGCATTTATATTTCGTAAATTTGTGTAGAATGATTTAGGCAAAACCTGGTCTCTTACAGGAGAATCTATATCGCTTTTCTCATTATCAATATCAGTTACATAAACTGTCTTTACTACTTTATTGCCTTTTTGAATCTCAGCAATTGGCGTTCCTCTGCGAAAACTTAACATTTTCAGGATTTAAGAAATCCCGAGCGCAAAACTATATAATTTCTATTACCACTAATATACAATAATATTTTTATTCGTGATAAAATGTTTTTGAATTATTATGTTATAATATATTAAGATTGTATAATATGCCTTATAAAATAAAAAAGGTTCGCGGTAGCGATTTATATTACGTTATCAACACAGAAACAGGTCATCGTCATTCAATGGAGCCATTAACTAAGGAAATGGCAAAGAAGCAACTACGTGCAATTTATGCTAATTACAAGGGTGCTGG